ACGGTGCGAACAGGTATACCCCCACTGATACCCCAGGGTAACGATTCGCATTCTGCATCAATATCGAGAGTATACGAATGAGTGACTACAAGCCCCCATTTGTGAGTTCTAAAGCAATGAACTGGATATTACTTGCGGCATTTATAATGGCCGCAATAGTTGGCTATATCGGATGGGATCGTGCGTCGTTGATTTTGTAAGTATTCGTATGAGGCTGTAGGTATGTCGATATTTAGTAGACTACGGTGTATGCTCAATCATCACATACCTGTGCGCGGACAAGTAGATTGGGACGGCGCAGAATACAAAGGACGCTGCACACACTGCGGAGTAAAGATAGTTCGCATCAGCCAAGGTGAATGGCGTAAGCGGCGTCGGCAGTAACCCCCGGAGATTGAAACGTGACCGAGAAAACCCGCCGCAGCCAGTTCATATCGATCCAGATATTGCGCGGCATCGCCGCCATGATGGTCGTCTTTGTTCACCTGTCCGAGAGCTCCTTTGCCCAAGCCGCAGGGATCACATCCGGTTTCTCGCTGGGGCACGCAGGCGTGGATGTGTTCTTCGTCATCAGCGGGTTCGTGATGTTCGTCTCGACCGATGGACGGGATATGGCACCCGGCACGTTCTGGAAGGCGCGCGCGATCCGCATCATTCCGCTGTACTACCTCGCGACCCTTCTGTTCCTCGGCGGGACGGCTGTCTTCGAAGGGTTGCCGCCCGAGTTCTCGGCCTGGGAAGTGGTGAAGACGTTCGCATTCATCCCGTTCAACAACTCGCTCAACGGTCAGCCTGTGCCGATCCTCGGCGTAGGATGGACCTTGAACTATGAGGTTCTGTTCTACGTCGTCTTCGGTCTAACTCTGCTCTTGCGAGACTGGTACGCCCGCATCGGCGTGATGTTCGCCGTCTTCACGCTGCTCTGTGCAGGTCGCTTCATCTTCTCGCCAGATGACGCCTTCTGGATGCGAACGACAAGCCCGATCACCATGGAGTTTATGGCAGGTATCCTGTGTGGCGTGTGGGCTACCCGTCGCGATCATGTCTGCCGACCGGTCATCGGAGGAGCTGCGATCATTGCGGGCTTCACTCTTGCCGCCATTGTCGCCATCCGCTTCCCCTCGCTTCCTCGCACTATCGGGTTCGGTGTTCCGGCAGTGATGATCGTCGGCGGGTTCGTGATGATCGAGGACATTTGCCGCAACCGCCTCCTGGGCGGGATGCATTTCCTGGGCGATGCGTCGTATTCGATCTACCTCACACATGGCATGGCGATCAGGGCGGCAACGTACCTGTTCGTGCCGGGATCGCTGTTCGCAGGCATGGACTTCGCCCTACTGGCGGTTGGCGCGCCTGCCTGCGGCGTGCTCTGCTACATGGTGATCGAGAAGCCTATGACGGCTAAACTCAAGTCCATATTCTCGGCGCGATCGCGCAGTCGGGAAGTGGTTGGAGGAGCAATTGGGGTAGCGCCCTGATCCTTGCCTGCCGGGGTCTTTGCGTGCGATAGGAGCTTGGTCCTATCACGACACGCCGAGCCCCGGCTGAAAGGAACTCCTGATGGCTACCTTTGTGACAATCAGCACCCGTACCCTTCCGGCCAAGCTGGTTTCGAGCAACCCGATATCGACGCCGCCTGCTGACAACCGCGTCGATCAAAACGGCAATCTCGAAATGTACATTGCGCCTAGCGGTTCCTTTGAGTTCATGTTCGTGGAAGGCGCTCGGTTCAACGTCGAGGAATTGCCGGAAGGTTGCACCAGCCTTGAACATGCCGATCAGATCCGTGACGGCTCCGAATTGCCGCCCGCGCCGATCTTCGACCCGTTCGGGAGCGAAAACGCTTAACGACCACCTGCTTGCCGCAGAATGAGGCCTGTGCGATAAACCGTCCTAATGAGACGGCCAGCCCCCCCCGAACTGCCGGCGACGACCGTGCGATTCATCCCCGACCCCGACGGGCTGGGTGAATGGGCGCGCAAGTGGTTCATCGAGCCAGGCACGCCGATGCACAATCCCGATCACGGCCACCTGCGCGAGGCCTCGATCGGCTGGCTGTGGACCAACGGTGTGGCCGAGAACCGTGGGCGCCGCATCGCAGGGGAAGCCCGGATGCCGCGCCCCGCCGGTTCGCGCTGGTCGCAGATGATGGCCGAGGCCCAGCTTGAGGAACTGTTCGGCTGGGTGCCGGACTTCATCATCACCATCGACGCCGAGCTCGCCGCGATCGCGAGCGATGCCGAGTTCTGCGCGCTGGTAGAGCACGAGCTTTACCACTGCGGCCAGGCCGTCGGCGTCTTCGGAGAGCCGCGCTTCACCAAGGAGGGCCGCCCGGTCTTCACCATGCGCGGGCACGACGTCGAGCAATTCGTGGGCGTTGTCGCCCGCTACGGCGCCGAGGCATCGGGCGTCGATCAGATGGTTCAGGCCGCGCTCAGCGGTCCCGGCCTGCAGGACGGCGCCGTCGGCCTCGCCTGCGGGACGTGCAAGACAGGAAGGAAGGCAGCGTGACCAACGCCCAGGAACTCGCCCGCGTAGTGCAGGCCGAAATGCGTTCGATCCTCTCCTTGGAGTATCGCGGCATCAACGGCGAAGTCGTGCGGCATCCGATCATGCCTCACCACGCCAAAGCCATGCTCCGCATCGAGTGCAGCGCTGATGCCCTGATGCGGATCATCGAGACGGACGTGCGCTCGGGCTTTTTCGACAGCGATCCGAAGGAAGGACGCTTCCTCCGTCCGCGCAAGTTCATCGGCGTGACGCTCTACCCCATCGAATACGACCTGCCCGCCCCCGGCTGGCGCGTCGTCAACCCCATGAAGGCGCGGTAATCCATGAAGTACTACATCGACTGCGAATTCGATGGGCATAATGGCCCGCTCTTGAGCATCGGCATAGTTAGCGAGCGCGGAATGAGCATCCATATTCAAGCCGACGTAGCCGCGATGGACCTTTGGGTGGTCCGGAACGTCGTTCCTGTCATGGATAGTCATCAATCACCGACGGAGGCGAAGGTCTACCTGAATGAGGTCGGGGGCGTGATCCGAACCTTCCTCGGGAATGATCGCTGTCCACATATCATCGCAGACAGCCCTGTCGATATTTGGCGGTTCTGCCAAGCACTCTCAACCGGGCAAGATGGTCAATGGAAGCCAGCACCATACCCGCGCATGAAGTTCGAGGTTGTAGACGTAGATTGCTACCCTACCGAACTCGAAAACGCAGTCCAGCACAACGCATGGTGGGATGCCATGGCCTTGAAGCACGCACTGGAATGGGGCGACTGATGGCTGTTGGGGGGCAAGGCTACAACTTCTCCGGGGAGCGGGCCTTGCGCATCCAGGCATGGCTCCGCGCCATCAAGCGTAACCCTGCCCTCGCCAAACGCCTGTTTCGAACCCGCGCTGAGATTGAAGCCGACGAGAGGAAAGAACGGTAATGCCCCGCAAACCCAAGCACCCGACCGGCGGGGACCATCGCAATCATCCCAAGATGACCGATGCCGACCGCACCGAAATCGTCACGCGCCTGGCAATGTTCGACACGCCGACCGAGATTCAGGAGGATTTGGCGGCGCGCGGCATCGAGATAAGCCGGCAGGCGATTTCCAAGTACAACCCCGACGGCGCCAAGTACGGCATGTCGAAGAAGTGGTACGAGCTCTTTCACACGACGCGCGAGGCATGGTTGCAGGATCAGGCCAAGGAGCCGATCGCGCACCGCTCATACCGCCTGCGCCGCCTGAGCATCATCCACAACCGCGCGATGAAGCGCGGCGACCTCGCCCGCGCGCAGTCGGCGCTTGAGCAGGCCGCGAAGGAGACGGGCAACGCCTTCTCGAACGTGTCGAAGATACAGGCCAGCGGACTGCCGGCGCGCGGCACGACACCCAGCGACATGACCCCCGAGGAGCGGCGCAACATGCTGGCCGACCGGATTGCCGAGGAACTGGCGTCCGTGTCCAAGTCCCAGCGGAAGGACGCCACGAAGCACTAAGCCATGGCCGCGATCACTGACCTTGTCGGCCAACTCCTGCCACTGGCCGATGCCATGGGGCTCGAGCTCACGCCCGACAACGTCGACCAATTCGTCAGCGAGCTCGACGACGACCTGATCGAGGCGATCCTTGAGCCGGTTCTGGCCGAGGAAGAGTACACCCGATTCCACAAGTTCGCGGAGCTCTTCCCCGATGATGGCCCGCTGCGCCGCGAGCTCTACCCTCGCCACCTCGAGTTCTTCCGCGCGGGCAAGGATTTCCGCGAGCGCTGCTTCCTCGCCGCCAACCGCGTCGGCAAGACGGTCGCGGGCGGGTACGAGACGACGACGCACCTGACCGGCCTCTATCCGCACTGGTGGGAAGGCTTCCGCTTCCGCCGGCCGATCCGGGCCTGGGCGGCTGGCGACACCAACGAGACGACGCGCGACATCATCCAGCTTGAATTGCTGGGCAACGTCGTCAACGGCAGCGACAACCGCAAAGCCCTCGACGGCACCGGCATCATTCCGCGCGAGTGCATCGGCGCTCCGAAGTGGAAGCAAGGCGTGCAGGACCTCGTGGACTACGTCCCGATCCTCCACGTCACCGGCGGTTGGTCCGTGCTGGCGTTCAAGTCGTTCGATCAGGGGCGCCGTGCATTTCAGGGCACGGCCAAGGAGCTTATCTGGCTCGACGAGGAATGCCCCGAGGACGTCTACAACGAGTGCCTGATCCGCACGGCTACGACGCGCGGGCGCGTGTTGACGACGTTCACGCCGCTGTCCGGCCTGACGCCGCAGGTCCTGCAATTCTTGCCGAAGGACATGCGGCCCGAGGGTGTGTGATGGAGCGGCGAGCGAGGATCGAACTCGCGTAGACGGGATGGAAGCCCGGTGCCTGACCACTCGGCCACCGCCGCTCAGATCGGTTGGCCGGGCTTTCAGCCATTGCTTCTAGGCTCACGCCCACAGCCTACTTACCCGTTCCGTCTGCCAGTCCGGCTGCGAGAATCCTGCGGGGCCTCGGTCGCAGCACTGTACCCTGAATGTTGTGGCAGCGCTTCAACGGAAACTGCCGGAATGCCGAGTTGAACGGCGTTCCCACCCCTACCCGAGAACAGCCTGTGGTCCGCACCACTCACGCTGCCACAACACGTTTAGCATACCTTAACCCGACACTTCCCCGCAAGCGCCACTTGTCGTATACGGACAGGAACTAGCAGGGGACCGGGCGGGTGTGCCGCAGATCAATAGCTCGAAATACATGGTGCAGGCGGGGTGGGACGACGTGCCCCACATCGACGAAGACACCAAGCGGGAGCTCTTGGAAAACACCCCCGTTCACCTGCGCGATGCACGTTCGAAGGGGACACCGAGCTTGGGCGCAGGGGCCATCTACCCGATCGAGCAGAGCGAGTTCATGGTGGACCCGTTCCCGATCCCGCCGCACTTCGCCAAGGGCTACGGCTTCGACGTCGGCTGGAACCGCACCGCGGCGATCTTCGGTGCGTGGGACCGCGACAACGACGTCATGTACCTCTACGCCGAGCACTACCGGGGCCACGCCGAGCCCAGCGTCCATGCCGAGGCGATCCGCGCCCGGGGCGACTGGATCATGGGCGCGATCGATCCCGCCGCGCGCGGACGCGCGCAGAAGGACGGCGAGCAGCTTCTCTACCAGTACCGCGAACTCGGGCTCCACCTTCACATTGCCAACAACGCGGTCGAAGCCGGGATCCTCGAGGTCCTGCAGCTTCTCTCCACCGGGCGGCTCAAGGTCTTCAAGACCTGTCAGAACTGGCTCAACGAGCACCGCATCTACCGTCGCGACGAAAAGGGCCACATCGTCAAGGCCTTCGACCACCTGATGGACGCGACCCGCTACCTCGCCCTTTCGCGCGTGAACGTGATGCGGACCAAGCCCGTCATCCAGCGCCCGACCGAAGCCTTTGCCACTGCCGACCGAAGAGCAGGATATTGACCATGGACACGCCCTCAGCCGTCGCCAACGAACTCGTGCTCTTCGACGAGAACTCCGACGAGAAGCGCCGCCGCGCCTGGCAGAAGGTGCAGGATGCCGTCGCGCCCGTCATGCAGGAGCTTGCGCAAACGGCGCAGGACGCTGTGCAACGTCGGGGCGGCACCGAACAACGCTGGCTCTGCGACCTGCGTCAGTACCACGGCATCTACGAGGCGAACGTCCAGTCAGCGCTCAAGGACGACGACAGCCGTAGCGAGCTCTTCATCAACATCACCCGGCCCAAGACGAATGCCTGGGCGGCCCGGCTGGGGGACATGCTGTTCCCGAACGACGAGCGCAATTGGGGCATCGATCCTACGCCGATCCCGACCATGACCTCGAACGCGCGCGAACTTGCCCGCCAGATCGACGAGAAGCGCCGGCAGGCGCAGGGCCTTGTCGACGAGCACAACGCTCAGGTCGACGAGGCAAACGGCCCGGTACAGACCGATGAGGTCATGCAGGCCGCCGCCATCCTCGATGAGGTCAAGGAACTCGTCGCGCAGGAGCGACAGCAGCAGGCGGAAATCGAGCTCGCCCGCAAGCGCGCCATCGCCATGGAACGGCTGATCGACGACCAGCTTACCGAGAGCAACTATCCCGCGCAGTGCCGTGCGATCATCGACGACATGGTTAAGGTAGGGATCGGCATCCTCAAGGGCCCGATCATCAACGACCGGCCGCGCAAGCGCTGGAAAGCGGTCGAGGATGCCAGCACCGGCAAGCCATCCGACGTTCTGTTCGAGCTCGCCAAGGAGGACGATACCGCGCCGCGCTTTCGGCGCGTGAACTACTGGCACTTCTTCCCCGATCCCTCGGCGGAATCCATGGAGGACTGCGAGTACACGTTCGAGCGGCACATCCCGAACAAGAAGATGCTGCGCCGCATGGCCAAGGACATGGATTTCTACCCCCATGCCGTCGCCAAGCTCATCAAGGAAGGCCCGCAGAACTACTCGGCAGGCAGCAGCACGAGCATCAACTACATGGCCGAACTGCGCGCCATGGAATCGACTGTCGCACAGACAGACACGGTCGACACGCTCAAGGACCGCTATTTCCTGTGGGAGTACCACGGCCCGCTCGAAAAAGAGCAGATCGTCACCATGCTGCTCAGCGCCGGCAAGTTCGAGGATGCCGAGCGCATCCAGCGGGCAGAAGCGCTCGAAGTCCCGATGGTGCGGATCTTCTTCTGTGAGGAGGTCCTGCTCAAGATCGAGCCGGAATACATCCTCGATTCCGGCGCCTCGCTCTACTCCGTCGCGACCTTCGAGAAGGGGGAAGCGAGCATATTGGGCGGCATCGGCGTGCCGCGGCTGATGAATGCCGAACAGTCGATGCTCAATTCCGCCATCCGCATGATGATGGACAACGCCGCGCTCGCCGTCGGCCCGCAAGTCGTCATCGACAAGGAGCGCATCGCCCCGGAGAACGGGCGGTGGAAGCTGACCCCGCGCAAGGTGTGGCAGTGGATCAAGAACACCGGCGGCGCCCAGCGGCAGGACCCGCCGTTCCAGAGCTTCAACATTCCCATCAATCAGGAAATGCTCGCCGCGATCGTGCAGCTTGCCCTGAAATTCGTGGACGAGGCCGTCGCCATGCCGCTGATCGCGCAAGGCGAAATGGGCTCGCACGTCACGCAGACGTCGAGCGGCATGGCGATGCTGTTCAACTCGGCCAACGTCGGCTTCCGCCGCGTCGTCAAGAATTGGGATGACGACCTCACCACCGGCACGATCGCGCGTACCTACGATTTCAACATGCAGTTCTCGAAGCGCGAGGACGTCAAGGGCGACATGCAGATCGAGGCACGCGGGACGTCGGTCCTGCTCGTGCGCGAGATTCAGGCCGAGCAGTTGATGAACATCATCCGCGAATGGTCGGCGCACCCGATCCTCGGTGTCGGCTTCAAGGCCTACCACGCCATGCGGCTTGTCCTGCAGGCCATGGCGATCAACCCCGACGATCTGCTGCTGCATGAGGAAGACTACATGCAGAAGCTCAAGCAGATGAGCGAAAACGAGAGCGAGAGCCCCGAGGCGATCCGGGCAAAGGCCACGATCGAGGCCGCCAAGATCAACGCGCAAAGCCGAACGGAAACGGCGCAGGTAGATTACAAGATCGCGGAACTGCGCGCGCAGACCGCCTTTGCCGAGCTTGCCAACAACCGGGACATTTCGCTCGAGCAGATCAACGCCATGTTCAAGCAAAGCGTGCTCGATGCCACGGTGAAGGCCGACGTCGCCGACCAGCAGAACCGTTCCAAGGAGCGGTCGCTCGCCGCTGAAATTGCCATGGAGCGCGAGAACGCTCGCCGCGCCGAGGAGCAAGGCCTTGAGCCCACCGGATCGGGCGGTGCGATCAGCATGGGCGCCGAGAAGCGGGGAGCGCAGGCATGAGCAGCCCGCGTTCATGGTCCGAAGTGAAGCCGCGCCTTCTGCGTCAGCGGGAGAGCCTGGCCGACACCATCATCACCGCCGAGCTCAAGCATGTGCGCGACATTCAGCGCCGCATCCAACTGATCGACCAGGTCATCGAATGGTTCGAAGACGGCTCTCCCGAAGACAAGATGATCGGCGGCGACACCGACGTCCCAGGTTACTGACACCCCTGCACAAAGGATATTGACTATGGCACTCATTGAAGGGCAAAATACCGACCATTCCGACAACGCGGCTTCGGCTCCGTCGTCGGATGAGGACTTCGACGCCGCTGTGAGCGAGTTCGCGTCGGAAAGTAACTCGGACCCGGCCCACGCCGCTGCCGATGACCTTCCGGCCAATGACAAGCCCGATGGTGCCGGCGAAGATCCCGCCCCGGCTTCCGCTGCGGCGCCTGACGTCCCTCCCGCTGGCGACAACACGCCCCCGGAAAAGGACACTTCCGAAGACGATATTTGGGCGAACGCTGACCCCAAACTGCGCGAGGCGCACGAGAATGCTCTGAGGGACGCACACCTGCGGGCCGAAGGTATCAAGGGACGCCAATCTGCTGCTGATCGCGAGAACGCAAGGCTTCGCGCTCAGATCGCAGAATTGCAGGGCGGGCGGGAAAGTTCGCAGGCGCCGAAGGAAGGGAATGACGAGCCGGGCGACAAGCCTTCCTCTGAAATCCCTGACCATCTGCGGCAGCTTCGCGAAGACTACCCGGAAGTCGCGGGACCGCTCCTCGATGTGATCGACAAGATGCAAGGTGAACTCACCGAACTGAAACAGCCCGTAGGGGCGTTGAAGGAACGGGAAGCCGCAAGCGCGATCCAGCAGCAGGAAACGCTGCTCACCGAGAAGCACCCCGACTGGCAGGCAGTCGCCACAGACGACCGGTTCGCCGGTTGGCTGGAAGAGCAACCCAAGGCGATCAAAGACGCCATGGAGCGCAACTTCAACGCGATCGTCGACGGAAACGATGCGGCACTCGTGATCGGCAAATTCAAGGCTGATCTCGGGATCGGTAAGGAACCGTCTACCCCCGATCCGAAGCCGGACCCGACCGTGGACCGACGCCAGCGGCAACTGCAGGCTGGCCGGGATGCAGGAAGGACCGGCCCGTCAGTGACCACAGGAATTCCAGACGACTTCGATTCGGCCGTAGACGCCTTCATGCGGTAACGCAGAGGAACGGGACGGCCGCTGGTTGAACGGGGCGCTGGGGGATCGGCGCCCCATCACAGGGGGTCAGTCCCATGGCTATCACTCAGTACGGCGACATTTCGCCCCGTACCGCGGCCTATGCCTACACCGAAATGCTCAAGCACGCGGCGCCTGTCATGGTGCTCTCGCGCTTCGGTCAGCTCAAGCCGCTTCCCAAGAACAAGTCGCAGACGATCAAGTTTCGTCGCGCCGTGCCCTACCCGGCTGTCACCGCGCCGCTGCAGGAAGGCGTGACGCCGTCTGTCAGCGGAACCTCGTTCGAGGACGTGACCGTTTCCGTGCAGCAGTGGGGCGATGTCCACGGTCTGACCGACGTCATCGAGGACACGCACGAGGATCCGGTCCTCAAGACGATGATGATGCTCACCGGCGAACAGGCTTCGCTGACCACCGAGCAGGTCGTCTACAACGTCGTGAAGGGCGGCACGTCGGTCTACTACGCCAACGGCGCATCGCGCAGCGCGGTCAACACCGCGATTTCGCTCAACAAGCAGCGCGCCGTGGTGCGCTCGCTGATGCGCAACAAGGCCAAGCCGATCACGTCGGTTCTCTCGCCCTCGCCCAATATCGGCACGTCGGCGGTGGAAGCCGCTTTCGTGGCCGTCTGCCACACCGACCTCGAGCCCGACATTCGCAACATGACTGGCTTCGTGCCTGTCGCGAAGTACGGCTCGATGAAGCCGATCTGCCCCGAGGAAATCGGGACCGTCGAGAAGGTGCGCTACATTCTCTCGCCGGACCTCGATCCGTGGGCCGATGCCGGCGGCGCCTATGGCGGCACTGTGCTTTCGACCAGCGGCACCAGCGCTGACGTCTATCCGGTCCTCTTCTTCGGCCAGGAAGCGTTCGG